GGCCCTCGGGCCTGTCTGGAGAATCAGCGATGGTTTTCCTCGAATAGGGGATCAAATCCCCACATTAAAGCAGCAGCATTAGTGGTTTCTTACCACATTTTAATGCTCAAATGGAGGTACATAAAATGTCCGAACTTGCAACTCGAGTGAGAAAACGCACCCTGCTACCTTCCGGTAGCGATGCCAGATTTCCCTTTAAGTTCTCAGTTGAGAGCTTTCCGGGTTCAAAGGTCTGGAAAACCACTTCTAGTGGTTCCGTTCCTATGTCTGTCACCCCTTACGCTTCATCGGAGACCACGTGGGATGAAATCCACGCTGGTCCCCCCTGGACGTCAGGAGGGCCGTTTAAGAATATTAAACTCGAGTTTATCAAGCCCCTAGGGGCTCAGGCTACTGGTCGTTACATCACCAATGGCGCGGGGTATGTTGAAACACCCTTCGGCTCTGGTCATATGATGTACGAGGGAGGATTCTTACCTCCCGGCGATTGGCCTCTTGGTTTTATCGATACTGATATCGAATCGACCATGAAGTTAAATTCGTCCGCGTTTCCTGATATGGGACATTTGGATACTCCGGCTTGGGATAAAACTAAGCCTAAATTGGAACAGGGTGGTTTGTTTGTGGCTATTGCGGAACTTAAAGATGTTCCCAAGATGTTTCAAACAACAGCTCACGCCTTTAAGAAGTCCTGGGAATTTTCCCATTCGCTCTTTGCCCCGAACTCTATCCATACTGGTTTAGAGAACGTCGGCAATCGAATCAAAAGAGGTGTCTCAGGGAGACAACTCTATATGGCTCCGAAAAAGGCTGCTAATCACTTTATCAACCATAATTTTGGTTGGGTTCCATTCGTCAAAGACCTGTCCGACTTTTTGTCCAATTTGCGTGATTTTCGTGAGAAAATCGGCATCTTGTCACAGAATAACGGTCAATGGGTCCGTAGACGTAGTATCCTTGAAAATGTGTTCAGTGATGAACAAGTACCTGGCTGGTCTGGTACAGGAATACACAATGTGTATCCCCTTAATACCTCTCCAGTTAATGACACCTACTCCGGTACGCCCCATTGGGAGTACCGGATAAAGCGTTCATTATACTCGACTGCTGTCGGGTCTTTCAGGTACTACGTGCCGTACTTCGACGTAAATTCTCCCGAATGGGGAGGACTTGGATCTGTGAGGCGCCAATTGGCTCTTCACGGATTACGCGTCAGTCCGTCCAACATTTACAAAGCTGTACCCTGGTCTTGGTTAATCGATTGGTTGACTCCCGTGGGACATGATTTACAGGTCCTGCAGGATCAACAGTTCGACAACCTTGTTGCCAAATATCTATATGCGACGACCCATTCAACCCTCGAGCTGGAATTTAAACAGTTTGTACCGTTTAATGCAGCCTCGGGGGGTCCTCGCACGCTTACATGGACTCGTACATTGCAGTCCAAACAGCGAAAAGGTATAGATAGTCCATTTGGATTCGGCCTGACTTGGGATAGTCTTAGTCCCAAGCAATGGGCGATCCTTGCAGCTCTTGGGATCACGCGAATAACGTGAACCCAGAGGAAATCTTCCTGGATCAATCGACTATGGATCTTAGCGAAACCTCGCTCCCTTCGAGAAGGAGTGAGCGTATTCATAGTTTAACCTCGATATAACTTTTGGAGGTCAACCACAAATGTTTACTGATCCACAATCAGTTACGATCAACTCAGTTGCTCAATCGATGCCTCGCGTGTCTCAAAAAGACCGTTCGGCAGTTTATATGAAAGGTGATCAGAGTTTTACTCTGACTGTCTCTCATACTACGGCGGCGAAGGGCCATGTAAGGTCCCTCGTTCGTCTCGATCAGCGGGCTGTCGTGACAAATCCGTTGGATTCTACCAATGATTATGACACGATGTCCTTTTATGTCGTGCTTGATAGGCCAAATTATGGCTTTACTCAGGCACAGGCAGAACAGTTGGTGGCAGGTTTTCAAACCTGGCTCACAGCTGGAAACGTCGATAAGCTTTGGGGTCAAGAATCATAGACCCTGAATTGCTTGCCTCGGTTCCCGTTGGTACCTGATTGCCTGGTATCATCGCGATACCAGGGTAGTAGACGTTACGTGGCTTGATGCCGACCTCCTCCTTTGGGGGCAGCATGAAAAGCATCGTAAGTGATCTCTTGAAGTTGATGGAAGTCGTCTATAGAGACGCTACCATCAAGTGTGTCGCTGATGTCTCCGATTTACGTGACCTAGAAACTATTGGGTCACGGGTCAAGAGTGAAGGTTTATCGTTTCTTACGATAACCCTGCCACAGTTCTGTAATGACTTCGAAAGAAGTTTGCAGAACGGTTGCATAGACTCAACAGCTTTTCGGAGTTTTAGAAAAGCTGGGTCAATCCCTGCGTTTTTGCAAGGTATGACCAGTCTACTCTTTGACCGGGGGACGGGAAGGATTTATGACAAAAACCACTTCATCTCTGAAGCGTGCTGGAGGGATCGAACGACAATCGTCGAAGCGGTCAGACAAATCTGTCTGCTTTTTAAGAAAGTCGAAATTCCGTGTTCGTCTGAGAGGACGAACGCGGCCCTCGAAGCATTTGTCGCGATTGAGCGATCTTTTGATAATTTTCAGCTCCAAGCTGAGGAATTGGCCGAATTCAAGGCCGTTTCTCAAGTTTTGTGGCCTCCTATCATTAGCTCTTGTGAGCTGGATAGTCTGGTCCCGAAACATGGTCCTGGAGCAACTGCTGAGGGCATTTCTGGAAACCAGAAATACTCTTGGCAGAGATGGCACGAACGTCTCGAACCTTATTTCCCTCTTGTTGGGGTCGGTTACCCTTTGGGTATTGACCTTGATGGAGAGGAGTTCGAATCAGTGTCGTTCGTGTCCGTGGAACAGGAGCAACCGGTTAAGGTTACCCCTGTCCCGAAAACACTCAAAAGTCCCCGAATCATCGCTATTGAGCCCTGTTGTATGCAATATGCGCAACAGGGTATTCGAAACTGGCTTTACAGCAGTATCGAGTCTGCTAAGGCGACGGCTGGTCACATTAATTTCCGTGATCAGGCTGTTAACCAGCAGCTAGCTCTTGATTCTTCTTCTACAGGTCTATTTGCAACGATAGATCTTTCTGATGCTAGTGACCGAGTCCCTCGGGACCTGGCATTGGAGATGTTCTCCTCGCATCCTGATCTTCAGGCTGCCGTTGAATCATGTAGAAGTGATAGAGCGGAACTTCCGGATGGGAGGATAGTTTCTCCCTTAAGGAAATTCGCATCTATGGGTAGCGCTCTGTGTTTCCCGGTAGAAGCCATGTACTTTTACACTATATGTGTAATGGCCCTACTTAGGGAGCATAACCTTCCTGTTACGCCGCGAAATGTATTTCTTGTTTCGCGGGAAGTATACGTATACGGCGATGATATTATCGTGCCGAGTACGAATGCGACTATTGTTCTCGCTTATCTGCAAAAGTACAATTGCAAGGTAAACACCAACAAAACTTTCACGAGCGGAAGCTTTAGAGAGTCTTGTGGTATTGACGCATTTGACGGTGAGTCGGTAACTCCGACCTATATCCGCCAACTGTGTCCTGAGAACAGGCGTCAGGTTAAGGAACTGGTGTCTTGGGTTGCGACCTCTAACCTCTTTTATAAGAGAGGTTATTGGGCCACAGCTTCGTTTATGCGTAAACGCATAGACAAACTCATAGGGCCTTTGCCGTATGTTTCTGACACTAGTCCTGCACTTGGCTATACCTCATTCTTGGGTTATCGTTCTGCCTCACGGTGGAACGACGGACTCCAACGCCTTGAAATAAAGGCGTGGGTCCCAAGCCCAGTTTACCGCGCTGGTGAACTGGAGGGGTATAGTGCTCTATCTAAGAGTCTCTCTGGCCTGGACGATGTCCGCGAGGACATTATAATTCCAGAATCCAGAGATGAAAATCATTTAGAGCGTTACGCACTGCACGGCGCAGTTGCACTACAACGCCGGTGGACCGCCGCCCTCACTTAATGGGCGGCTGGGCAGGGAAAAACCCTGTTAGCTTGGAACAACACTCACCGATACATATCTTAGTTCTGTTCCGTATCGTAATTGATACGCTCAGTTTCTAGACAGTGTCGGATTCCCAATCGGGAGTTACAGG